CGCCTCTGACACTGCGGCCGTGGTAGTAATCACCGCCGCAGGACTCCCTGAAGAAGCCGTCAACAAACGACTTCTCGGTGTTTACACGAAAACCACAAATTGCGAGAAGGTCACATACATCACTGTAAGCCTCGCGGCGAACAACGATGTCGTCACCATTCACACAGTAAGTGGGTAAGTAAACCTCCATAGAGCGACCAGAAACTGGCCGAGCTTTGAAAGGTAAACCTAATCTCTTGTAAACAACGCGAACCACGGAGCAGAATATGAGAGTCTGCAAAGGGAAAGTTGTAGCGTTACCCTGGGTAGAAATCATATTCAACTCAATCGTTTTGCCGTTTATGGTCGTCGAGGGACTCCTAAAGAGCTCCAAAAAGAGAAGCAACCTTTTTGGAACAACAGCTCTGCAGAAGTCAAGCGATATAGTGTCGCTCGCGCTAGATAAATCTATGGTAGCATAGCTACCGTCGATAGACCCGGCCCAAGCGCACAAACGGTTAAACGACTGTTGATCTGCTAGATCTATACCAAACTTCTTAGACAGTCCTTTTTGGATTATCAAAGAAAGACCTTGTTGATAAATCATATTCAACGAGGGTTCGGTACAGATCGTGCGTGATTCATCAGCACTCTTGGCTACGAAGGTGACTCTATTCGATCTCACTAGTTGATTACCAAAACGCTGGTAACGAAGCGCTTCAGCTTCGGCCCAGCGTGGGTCACTAGAGAGCGAGCGAGAATAGTGCTCGTAAAGACCGGATGTAGACATACTAAGTTTGGACGAGAATAACTTCGTATAGAAGTCATCACCGTTGGCAAACAAAGCGGAGCCTGGTCCAGGACGTCCCTTCGCAAGGATGTCGTAAAGGTTCAGCTCATCCTCTATAGAAATAACAAAATCCTCTAAAACCGAGCTAAGCTCGTTGAGAAAGATTTTGTCCTCTAATAGAAAGCTTTCCTTCCACTTAGAGCATCTTAAGTTACAATGCTCGAATTTTACAGCAGCAACACCGTTACCAGCCTCGGTAACCCCACCTTCAAGATACTTCTTGAAGAGGGATTTCCTTAGGTGATTGACGGCGTACTGCTGACCATTCGTAAGTTGAAGGTCTGCCACGTCTTTTTCGAATGAATCAGACAACTGTGAAACGACAGGGTTAATGCCCATGTCACTACTCCAAGCGAAGATAGTGGAACAACCGGGAAGTTAGACGATGCCGCTGACGGCCGTGTCACCGAAACCCGCAGACAACTGGCTAAGATAGCCAATGATCAGCGAGAGGAGAGCACGGACATTTGCGGGATCGGCAACGTCGGCACCCGCAGGAACGTCGAGGAGGACGCGACAAGTCGCGACCTCGATCGGCTGATTTGCGAGCGGAGTCACACCCTTACGGGCAATGATCTGCCAGTTGTTGCGAGGAACCGTGCCCACGAAACGACCATTGACGCCGACCGGTGGAACCTGTTTAAAGGTTGCCGGGCGGACGAAGTTTACGGTAAACGGAGAGCTCACACTCGACACGGTAACACCAGTCTGAGTACCGCCGATGGCGGTCACAGCATGCTGTTTTCCGAGAGAAGTGGGAGCGACATCCGCCGAAACCGTATAGGTCGGAGACGTGAACCCAGTTTGGGCACCCCCTGTAATGGGGGAAGACGGCGAAATCGCCATGTTGTACCTCTGTTAAGTGAAGCGTGAGAGAAACAAGGCTGCGATGTTACGAGCCTGAACGGATGACAGACCCAAGTCGAACTCAATCCTCGGAAGAGGAAGTGGATTTGAATCGGTGTATGCCACGCGGCCAGACTTATAAACATCAACAACCATCCTGCTTGATCCGCCAGTTGTGGTTTTGGTAACGATCCCTTCTTTCCAGTATCCCGGAGGCAGCTGCCAAAGCCAAGAGCGAGTAGCTTTTGACAAGGTAGACCTGCAGGACCAAGCGAGAGAGGAAGTGTTAACAGACCACGCGTCAATTACATCTCCAATGTTAGAGAAGTAATCGGCGAGGAAAGACCAGGGTAAAAGTTGGTAAACCGTCGGAACGAAGTTGGAGATGTCCAGACCAAGATTAACTCCTAAGGTAGAGGAATCCTGTTTAGCAAACAGGATTCCATAATACCTGCAGAGCTCCTCTAAGTCTTCGGAGAACTCCCGCCTCGAAACGAAAGGGCCAAAATTAACGCCGGCCGAAACCCCACGATAAGGAGTAACTTCGTTTGAAAAGCCACTAACTTTAATGGTCCGAGAATCATGTTTTTCAAGGCGAGAGCCAAGAGAAACGAGTTCCTTGATATCATTAACGAAAGGTGCAATTCCAAACTGATACTCCAAATATTGGTTTGCAATGTATTTGACTTGCTTCGCGCTCGATCTAGGTCGGTGTCTCTTGACACTCGATATATAGTCTTGCGTGAGCTGCCGAATACCTTGCAACGGTCTCCTCATCATGCGAACTGTTTCACGAAGCTCCCCGGCAAACAAAGCGGAATTGAATTTCTGCTGAGAATCCCGGATTGCGGCGTAAAACCTAACCAAGGCTTGGTTAGTAACGGTGGAACCTACATCTGGGGGCGGATCTAAGAACCAACTCGGACCACCATTAGGGGGGTGACCCCTCTGAATGGTACGGGCGGTATCTTTTGACGTCGCACTGTACTGCCAAACAGTATCGAGGACCATGAAAAGTTCCCGATAATGCTTGATACGGGTGCCAGAAGAAGAATACCCGGAACCTGCTTGAGTGAGAAGGGAAACCTTTTCACGCCAGGCGGGATTCCTAGTACCATTCTGAACACGACGCTGAGTATAGGTATAGGTCGCCGAAGAATTTCC